TTAAAAACCACTAAATATTAAAAATTCCAAATCTTAGCTAGTAAAACTTAAATAGAAATTAAAAAATGAGCTTAGTAACCAATAAGAATACAAAGCTATATTATTAAAAACAAAACTTTAAGCTCATCTTAATTTTAAAAATCTATTGTTTGATAAATTTATCATTTGAGACTCTTAGATGAATAATTCAAGTCATGAAATGAGTGAGTATATAACTAAAGTTCCCCAAGTTACCCTTCTATTCTGGATTACTAAAATCTTCGCAACTACTTTTGGTGAAACTGGCGGAGATAGTTTTTCAATGTCGTTGAAACTTGGGTATTTAACTAGTACTTTTATTTTTGCCATAGTTTTTATTATCTTGTTGATCTGTCAAATTAAGGCAAAAAGTTATAAACCATATTTATATTGGTTTACCATTATTGCGAGTACAACTGTTGGTACAACATTAGCAGACTTTGTCACGCGATCTTTAGGTATTGGTTATAGTGGAGGAAGTAGCTTACTCCTCGGCTTAGTCATCTTCTCATTATTGGGTTGGTATAAAGTTGAAGGTAGTGTCTCCCCTCATACCGTTAATAAACCTAAATCAGAAGTCTTTTATTGGTTAACAATTACCTTTAGTCAAACTTTAGGTACAGCTCTTGGTGACTGGTCAGCAGATACGATTGGATTAGGCTATAGTGGCGGGATTGCTCTTTTCTCAGCACTCATTTTATTGATGGTGTTTTTGTATAAATTTACTTCTGTTTCACGAACTTTTTTATTCTGGTGTACTTTTATTTTAACTCGTCCTTTGGGTGCTGTAGTTGGAGACTTTCTAGATAAGCCCCTTTCCGCTGGAGGATTAGACTTAAGCCGTTTTGCAGCATCAGGAGTAATATTAGTTGCTATTTTAATATGTATTTATTTTAGTAAAAATAATCAGTTAGGTAATGTCAAAAATGCATAAATTGTAAAAGCCCTCCAATGAGGGCTTTTTTAGGTGCTCTAGTGATGACTATAAAAATATAAAATAGATTATTTCAACTCGGATAATTAATATATTGTTTAAATATGCCTATTTTTGTTCGGGAAAGGTTATTCCACAAGACAAGGATAATTATTCTGACAACCACACTTGATAGAAGTGGTGATCTATGTGCGCAAATTATGAACCTATAAGAAAAGACCGGGTACACCTTTTAGATTTACTCGAACCTACTTTCGACTACAAGGCCGATGTTTATCCGGGTTACGACTGCCCTCTTATTTTTTCTAAAGATGGCCACATTGAATGGCGTCAAGTAAAGTTCGGCATGATTCCACCATGGAACCATGATTTAAAGTTTTCAAAGTACACATACAATACCCGCACTGAGACGGTAGATAAAAAGCCTAGCTTTCGACATGCGTGGGCTAAAAGTCAGTTTGCACTAATCCCTGTAGAAAAAATTTATGAACCGAGATATGTGAATGGCAAGGCTGAGCGGTGGGGAATTTATCGTGAAGATGGTCTACCTTTTACAGTAGCTGCTATTTACGATTCGACTGTAATTGATGGGCAGCAAGTTAGATCAATGTCTATGCTGACTATTAATGCAGACCACCACCCTTTTATGTCTCAGTTCCATAAGCCTGAAGATGAAAAGAGATCTATCATCGTCATTCCTGAAGAGTATCGAGAAGATTGGCTAAACTGCAAAAAAGAGGATGCTGATCAATTTTTCTTTAAGATGCCCTTAGGTGAATTTAAAGCTGAATTTTTACCTAAAGCTTCAAGCTAGCTAAGTCTTTAAAACTATTATTTTTTAATGTATCTTCTTTAAAATTTATATTAAGGAAACACATGTGAATATTTTAGTTGTTGGCAATGGATTTGACTTATCACACTTTTTACCGACAAAATATGATCACTTTATGTTTGCCATGCAATCTATTCAAAATTTTAAAAAAAATAATATAGATATGGAGTTTAAAGATATTTTTGGTGAGCTATTAGAAATTGAATATCACTTCTTTGACAAAACCAAAATTTTGTACGACACCAATAAAATAATAATTCCACAAAATGAAGTTAAAAGCATTAAAGACAAACTAAACAAGAACTCATGGTATAAATATTTTCACAATCATTTTACTGAAATAAAAACATGGATTGATTTTGAACAAAAAATTGAAGAGGCGTTAGTTTTAGTTGCTAAAGCTATAGAAAAAATTGAAGAAAAATATAATACATATGGAATTTTTAATTATCCGGTCTATACAAAGTATTCTGAAAGAATTAATCAATATTATTTCTCTGAAATACAATTTCACCTTTTATCATGCTTAAATCTTATTGAAGAGGAAGTAACTGCAAATAGCCCAGGATATAGGTATGGATTTATTTCTTCTTCTTTTTATACAGTACCGAATGATGAAAAATATGGATTTAACAGTCAGAAATATTTACAACATCTACAAGATCAATTAGATGATTTTATTGATCTTTTTAACTTATATTTATGCTTAGTTGTTGACAAGCTATTACCTTTTAAAAAATTCAGTTTTAATAAATCTGATTGTATTGATGAAGTATTTTCTTTTAACTACACCACAACTTTTGAAAAATTTTATGAATCCCCGGCGAAAATTCATTTTCTTCATGGAAAATTAGGTAAACAACACAATTTAGTACTTGGTATTTCAGAATTAAAAGATGTTTATCTAAAAAAATTAAAAGCGTATGGTTTTACCAAATATCATCAAAAAATTTATAAGAATACAAATTATCAATTCTTAAATTCAAAACTTAATGATTTAAAAGTGTTAAATGAATCGTTAAGCGAGTCAAAATTAGACTATAGAGCTGGTGTACCACTACCTAGCAATATACCTTCTTACAGCACATTAATTAGTAGAATAAAAAATTCTATTGAGAATTTCGATTTAAATTTACAAATTTGGGGTCATTCATTAGATATATCCGATGAAGTTTATATTAATGAAATTTTTTCTTTTAATGAAATTTCTGATAATAAAGTCAGAGTGTGTATTTATTATTTTGATCCAAAAGCAAAATTTGCCCTTTTGAATAATCTATTTCATATATTAGGAAAAGAAAAGGTTGAAACTTGGATGAAAAATGGCTGGCTACATTTTGATGAAAATCCAAATTTAGTAAAAAATGATTAAGCTTCTTTTCAAAATTAAAAATACTTTTCAATTTAAGTGAAGAGCATTTTCCGACCAAATGCACAATAAGGAACGTCAGTTTTTGACTTCCCCTTGTTTATCCACAGCTTTTTAAATTTGAATTTAAGCTCATCTCTAGAATATCATCTTGAATATGTTACAAAATCAAGCTAGGGGAAACATATGAGCGAAATTGCACCATCCATTATCAAGATAAAGCCATACCTTCAAAAAAGTTTTGTTTTATCTGAGGTTATGTCTATCAAGCTAGTTGTACCATCAACACACATGCTTGTCCCTTATGCTTTAGAAAAGATTTCCGCTGGTTTCCCCTCTCCAGCACAAGATTATGTCGATAAAGCGCTCGATATGAATGAGCACTTAATCAAAAATGCAACTTCAACGTTTATTGTCAAAGTTGCATCACTATCAATGCTTAATGCAGGTATAGATATTGATGACGAATTGATTGTGGATCGTAGTCTTGATGCAAAGCACGGCGATATCGTTATTGCACTAATCGATAATGAATTTACGGTTAAGCGGCTAATGATCGATGAAAAAGGAAAATGGCTAAAAGCAGAAAATCCGGATTATAAAAATATTTATTTAGCGGATGGCCAAGAATTAATAATTTGGGGTGTTGTGACTCATATCATTAAAATGACACGGCATTAAGTCATGAAACATGAGAACAAAGTATTTTTTCTCATCGATGTAAATAACATGTACGTTTCATGTGAGAGAGTCTTTGATCCGAGTTTGAATAATAAGCCTGTGATTGTTCTCAGTAACAACGATGGTTGCGCCGTTGCTCGCAGTAATGAATCAAAAGCTTTAGGCATTAAAATGGGCGTTCCCCTATTCCAGATCAAAGATATTGTTCAGCAACATAATGTACTCGTACTTTCAAGCAACTACGCAATGTATGCGGAAATGTCACGGCGCTTTCATACCATCCTTGCTTCTTACGTAACTGCAGAAGAAGTTGAACCGTACTCGATTGATGAGTGCTTTGTAGATTTCACAGCTTATGAAAAGAATTTCGACTTAGAAAAAGTCGGGCAACAAATGCGCCAGCAGATATGGAAATGGCTAGGCTTACCTGTTTGTGTCGGGATCGGCAGAAGTAAAACAGAAGCAAAGATTGCAAATCATATTGCAAAGAAAAATCCCGGCTTTAACAGCGTTTGTGATCTGGTATCAATGGATCCGTGCAATAAAGAATATTACTTCTCACTTATCGATGTTTCAGAGGTTTGGGGCGTTGGCCGTAAGCACTCAAAAAAGTTGCAAAACATGGGAATTAATACAGTGCTTGATCTGGCATGTGCTGAACCACGTGAAATGCAAAAGAAGTTTTCTATTGTCATGGCTCGCACGATCTATGAATTACAAGGTATCTCATGTATTGAGATTGAGCACACTCCCCCATCAAAAAAGCAAATAGTTGCCTCTAGGTCTTTTGGCGGTCGCGTAACTGAACTAAAGGATCTAAAAGAAGCGATCTCAATGTATGCTCAGGATGCATGTAAAAGACTTCGTGATGAAGGGCTTTTATGCGGATGTTTGATTGCTTTTGTACAGTCAAATCCTTTCGATCCGAATGTGCCTTTTTACAATAAATCTATTACAGGCTCTTTTTCAGAACCGACTGACTGTGCAGTAGATTTTGTCAAAGCAGCGACAAGGATGTTAAACGATATCTACAAAGAAGGAATTAAATATAAGAAGTGCGGCGTAGTGCTGACATGTTTAGAGCCAAAGTCTGGCCATACTTACGACTTATTAACTGACTTTGAGCACATAGAGAAAAAAGAATCTTTAATGCGGACTATGGATGGTATCCATAGTAAGTTTGGAAAGAAAAAGATTGGCGTTGGTCCTTGTTATATACCTGGCCGAACTTGGTCGATGAGCAGAGATAAATTGAGTAAAAACCCCTTTACTTGGGATGAATTATTGATTATTAGTAAATAATTTTTTGATAAGTGTATTATGCGAATAAATAATGACAATGTAGTTAATGCAATATGCATTTTTGCAATAGTAGTTTCTATATGCTTTATGCTAACAGTAATGTTAAAATCTTTTTATGGAGAAGAAATTAATATTTCTTTTATTAAGGATATATTTTCAATTGGAGCTACACTGTTTGCAGCTTTAATTGCAATATCACTATTTAATGATTGGAAAGATCAACATAATAAAATTATTGAATCAAATTCTGCATCAGAATTAATCAATTCTATTTTACAAACAAAAGTTCAATTAAGACATATTAGAATTTTACTAGATAATTCAGAACTCAACAATCACATGATAAACACTGAAATTTCAAAAATATTTGATACTTTCGTAAAAAATAATGAAAGTTTTCAGGAACAATTAGAGTTCTTTAATCTTCTTCTGAAAAAATGTCACAAAAAAAATAATCGCAAGAAACATGATGATTTTTTAAGTAAAGCTCGTGCCTTAGTTAATTCGTTTGGAAATATTGTAAAACTTAAAAGTGCAACACAGAATGTGTATATTGAATATAGTCCAAAATTTATATTATTAGTAGATAAGCATCTTATAGAGTGCGATAATTTTTGTGATTCTTTAATAGAATTTGTCAAAGCTAATTAATCTAACCATATTAAACAGCCCTCATCCGAGAGCTGTTTAATAAACAATAATTAAATCGCTACTCGATTAGCAATCCAACCATAAAAGAATTGCTCTTGGCTTTTATTACGCTCACAAATCTCAATATAGCGCTGACCCTGCATAATGTTCAGAACTCGAACTAAAACTTTTTCTCCTTCTTTCCCGCGTTTGACCAAATAAGTTTTGAGTGCATTAAGAGTTGCCGGACCATATATCCCATCTACTGATAAATCTGGCCACCCTGCTTTACCATTGTTATTTAGGAGATTCAAAGCACGTTGTAAAAGAGGTTTTGCAAATCCGGTACCGCAATTCACACCAGTGTCTAGAAGCTCTTCAGCTACAGCAGAAGAAATGATATTCACCTGATCAAAACGTGGGGCTGTCCAATAGTTTTTGCGATAAATTGCTTTGGCCACTTCAAGAGGCAAATCTTTCATATTGCCCTTATAGCCGCTTGCACGTGCGACCGCTTCAGTAATACCGAACTTTGTTGCACCACCCCGATCTGCGGGATTATTTACATACCCGCCTTCACGCTTAATGAGTTCGTCAAGATATTGTTCAATGTTCATTTAACTTTTCCTTAGGTAATAAAAAACCGCCCGAAGGCGGCATTAGCTGTTTTCAATGTCTTTTCTGGCTTTCTTAAACTCTTTAATCACTTCAACGATCGTTTTACCTTCCTGTTTATCTATAAAATTAAAGATCCAACGGACTAAAGCCCAACCGGGTAATCCACAAACAAAGAAGAATCCACCAAGTGCGATCATCCCCCATACATCAGTAACCCATTCATGAAGTCCCCACTTCACAATAATGAATGAACCGCCAGCAAGACTTGATACAACAGTACAGATCAAGCCTACAGCCCACTCTTGAGGTGAGCGCGGCATACGTGTCATTAATACAACTGCTGCCACTAAAGCGACCGCTAAAGTCACCATAATTGCTGCACCATAAAATTTTAAAATTGCTGTTAAACCGCTTGTGGAAACTGGTTCCATAAATCTCTCCAGATATTTTTAGACAATAAAAAAGCACCCCAATTGGGTGCTCAAAGTTCTTTTAAAGTTTAAAGGGTTTGTAAGATTTTCCCTCCGTTAATCAATTGAGTTGTTAGCGGTGCCACCCCAACAATTGCAGGTCCACCCGGCCCCGGCTGACCTTCAGTTGTGCCATGGTATTGCCAATTCCATGTTCCATCATTGGTGGACTTGGTGCCACGTTCGCCCCAGTTTCCACCATCACCTGATAATGGAGACCCATAACGGTCATTTTGGGTTCGGTAACCTTTACCGGGTACCGAAGCTTCGGCATCGGTTACTTTGACAACCATAAAGTCACCATTTAAGTACCAACGCCAGTCTTGTGAATCGTTAGTAATAGGTTGTCCGGTCATAACCCGACCAAAAGGTGCTCCAGCTCCACCGGGAATACCCTGAACTCCATACGATAATCCTGTATAAATACCGCTTGGTGTTGCTCCACCACCTGAGCCGCCTCGAGCCAGAGTTCCACCATCAATAATCAGGTTTAGTTTACTGTGCCGGTTTAATAGACCGGGTGCTCCCTGAAAACCATCACGACGGGTTTTGGTAAAGTTGTAATCCGGATCGGTAGACCATGCACCAAATGCCAAATGTGGCAATCCTCCATCACCACCACGTCCAACAACAGCACCTTTAATAGTCAAATTTACCACGAGATCAGGTGGGAACTCACCAGTATCAATAGCAGGTAATTCTGATGCAGCTGGAACGATATACTCTCGTTTTGCAGGACTAGAGTTATAGTCGAATTTATAGACAAATCTGGTTTCCGGTCGATAAGAACTTGAACTTGAAACTAGTGCACCTGCTTCAACTACAAAACTGATTTCTCCAGTCGTTGGCAAATCCCCTCTTTGCATCTGATACAAACGCGCCAAATTAATATCAAGCTGGTCATATCGAATGTAGATCGGTGAATCATCAACCGGTACATCAATAAAGTCTTTATCGTTGAGGTAATAGCGCTCATCGTAATTAATTGCAGTAATGGTATTAGAGAACTGGTCAGCCGGTTCTCTTTTCGCTACCAGATAAGGCAATGAGCCTTTGGTATCGTCATTAACCACCGTGTAGATAGTATTTACAAAATCATCAGGACTAAGCTTTAAGGCCCCGTTCGGTAAACGGCCTAAAACTACTTTGTTCTTGGCTGAACCCGGCGTAACGGGAATCAGGTCCACGGTACCATCCCCCATTTGCAAATAAATCACATAACTCTTGCCTGCAATGAAATCTACATCATGGCTTAAGGTGAGGATTAAACCCTCTTGCTGTACCACTTCCCCGCTTTGATGAATACCATTGCGATAATCTGCTACGGCAATACGGTCACGTAGCACAAGCAATTCAGACTCAGGCGCCGCATCAAAGGTAATGGATTTACGCTGGAAGCGAAGCTTGTTCCAAAGCCGGTACGCATTGAAATGAGCTTGCCACTTGTTACGCACACCTACAGATTTCACCTCTTTGGGGTTCTTGGCCCCTTTATCCGGTAGATAGATATTTATGCGGGTGTCGTCGGCAGGATCCGTATATTCATAAATCAATCCATCATAGTCATCCATCACCCCAAAGGTCAGGTCATGCTTATAACTATCCGGAATGATATTCCGGAAGTTAAACAGCATTACCGAGTTATCAGTTGGCCGTTCAAAATAAAGCTTGAGCTTATTGTTTTGCCGATATGCTGTACAAAATACGGCATCACATAGATTGGTGACCAGCTCTTCAAAAGACAGGTTTGTATCATCAATAGTGGTACAGAACTCAGCAGCTAGCGGCGTACCAAAATAATCAACTACATCGTTATAAGTCCGATAGATGTTTTCCAGATCAATCTCATCAATCGTACGGCGACCAATCTTGTCATCCAGTGCCATTGAAACCAGTGCATCAGCAAAGCTCGATGTTGGAAATAGCTCTGTCGTCATTGCCCCATTTTTATAAGTCGGCAACATTCGCTGAAGATCGAAATTGATCTTACGGGACTTAACAGATAAAGCTCCGGTCGTTGCATAAGTACGTGCACGGAAAACCGTTTCATGTTCATACACTGTGCTTTGCAATGGATAAGCACCATACAACGCTTGCCACTTTACTTCATCTACTACCGTTGTAACCGCTGGTGTTGGTGTTAAACGGCGTGCACGGACACTACAGCGACCCTGAAATGTCACCATATCCAGCGTTGCACCAACTGTCTGACGTGACTTTGCCGAACCCTTTAAAATGATCTGCTTCAGCATCGGATTACCAATCGCTGCACCAGATTCATTTACCGGTGTTACTTCAACTTCAATCGTGACGTTAACAGCGGCCTGATTCCCACCTGAAGAAACGGTATAAAGTCCATTGGTAGCCACAAAATTACACAGCACCCGGCTACGTTCAACATTGTCCAGAATGAATGGACCAATCCACTTTTCACCTATTGAACTGATCTTTGGTGACAAAGCTGCAGTTTGTTGATTATTTAACTCTTTAAGCTTTAACCAGTTAGCATTAACGGCCGCCGGATTTGATAACGTCATTCGATCATCAGCTACCGATAGAACGCCATATGTACCGTTTAAATCATAAGTCTGGCCATTAAACGTGAATGAGGCATTGGTGATTTCTACACGGTCATTACTTACAAACTTAGTGGTTAAATCCGTATTGTTTGCAGATGCCCGAAGGATCTCGTTTGGATAGGCAAAATGAAGGTAGTTCGTACCTTCTAAAGACTGTGTATCTGCTGGACGGAGAACTTGGCCATTAACAGAAGTTTGATGCTGAACCGTTAGTGGCGGCGTGGTAATTTCGGTACCAAGCGAGAAATATGGCTCACCAGAAACAATATCAACGCCTGGTCGAAAGACTTCTACCGATGCACCTGCAATATCGACAATGTTGGTTTCACCGTCATAAGCTCCATTGATTTTATAGTGTCCACGCCCAATACAGCCCACTACATGCTCAACTTCAACGTTGTTTTCATATACCTTGTAAGGTACTGCGATTAGGTCGGGAGTATTCCACCCAGCTCCATAGTTATCAGCAATACGACCATTCACCCGGATCTTGTTTTCCCGGTTAGAAAGTTCATTGTTTGCTGAAGAAGACTGGTTAGTATTTTGAGTCGTTTGTGCTATTGATGGCGTCGGCATTAAAAATGCGATCGCAATGCTAATCACAATCGAAACAATAGCCGCGACCCATTTAGGGTTCTCAACTACGATAAAAGTGCCCGGTAAGAAATCAAGCTGCTTTAAGTCATATGCATTCTTCGGTGTGACTTCATTCGCAAATGAAATTTCGGCATGATCCATATTGCTTGTAGTATGAAAGATACGCACATGTTCAGGCATATGTTCATATTTTGAAGTGAGCCATTGCCCAATGGTTTGAGCCTGTTCAATTGTCTTTTCTTCAGACAAAGCATCTTTTTTATAAATAACTTTAATCATAATAACTGACCCGATTAAACCCCATTCCCATCACGACCTCTTCAGGCAAATAAGTGACTCCGCTTTCCATGAGGTGAAGAATCTTTTGCCCACGAAAAAGCCCCACATGCGGGGGCTTATTTCTTTGTCTGGGATGGAAGGCGACTATGCAGCCTTCCTTGGGCATGGGCAGCGGATTTAAAAGTTTTAACCGTGAAGATAAAAAAGTAATTTTGCCCTTAGGCTGCATAAAGAGTTCAAGCGCTTCCGCCCGATCTATGTCGTATAGGTCCATTGCAGCTTCATGAACAAAGTGAACACAGTTGTAGTGATCCTCGTCATATTGCCTATCGAGCAAATGATCATGACTTTTCATATAGCCCCCTTCAAGCCACTAAAGCGATCCAGTGCAAAGATATCTCCGGTTTTAGTGGTATTTAATCGCGGCGATTCAGCCTTGAATGTCACAGCCTTATGGTTCATTGCAACACTGGAGAGTTGCAGTCCGAGTAAATAAAACATTGGAGAATTCAGATTGTCTGAACTGTAAATCCGGTAATTTACTGTTGGCTTTACATCGGGATATTGGCCTTCGATTACCCGTTCAAACTCATCCGGCATTACATCACCTAAACCAGATATAGAGACTGTTAATGTCTGGTCCAGATCACCCAGCATTCCGGATCTTTGAATAGATGCTGGCAAAAATTCATAATAGACCTGACCGGATCCCTCCTTATGTTGAACATAAACACCTCGGTCATCATTACGGACTATTCGGTATGTATTCATAAAAGAAGGATGTGACAGCTCAATACACTCCAGTTGATAGACATCAACTTTCCGATTGAAAAAGAATTTGGCATATTCGTTATCCATTAGGCCTCCCAATCCTTAATCAAAGCTATATCGGCAGTCAGGTTAGGCTGGTTTTGAACAACTTCGAGCTGAGCATTTACCCGGTAAAGATTGCCATTAACTTCATTGGTCTTGAACGAGTTCGGAATGAAGTTACACAGGTATTGCTGACGTGTTCCCTGATCAATCACCAAATCCGCATAAAATGAGGCTGGTTTGTTCTGGTAGACCCGCCAGAAAGCCATCATTTTATTGAAATCGGTTTTACTTAAATTCCAGTTCACATCAACAATGTGGCTGTTACGTTTTACATCGATGTAATAGCGACCACGACCGCCATCCATCTGCTGACGTTTCACATCATCACCCGGTGTTACGCCATAGCCGCTGGTCTGAGGATTTAGCTTTAACTTGTACATAACTTTCCTTCAGGTAATAAAAAACCACCTCGAAGGGTGGTTTGATGAAATAAGTTTTAGATATTTAAATTAATTACAAAAACGATTTAACATTAAGAAATCGATTTAATAATAGTTTCTTTACCATCTTCAAAAATCTCTTTTACTACAAACTTGCAGTAGGCTCCATCTTGAGATGGTTCAGTCAGTAAAGCTGGATTCACAAAATCTTTGATCTGTTTAAAACGGATCAATTCATAATTTCCATTTCTTTCCAACTGATAGTCCATTTTTACATCACAACTATACATAGTAGTTGACCCAATAACAGAAGTAAGCCTGAAAGTTAACTTCTTATTTGCGGGTACTTTAAACTCAAAAAACTCTTCACCATTATTTAAACTGATTGTTGGCTTAGGCATATTCAATGTTTTTGGCTCATGCATTGAGCCATACTTTGTTAAATTATTTGTTATCTGCTTCGTTATAAGGTTTTTAGAAATTTTTTCACCCTTATTATTTTGATAACTAATATAGAACTGCACCATGGGTACATTACTTCTATAAACCCTTAAATTCGCTGTATCACCTGCTATTTCATCTTGATACATATTTGTAGATCTTACGAGATTATTTACCGCAGGAATGGCACATCCCGTAAGGCTTAAAAGTATTGTCGGAATTACAATTATTTTTTTCATGTCATAACCATCAATTTAAATGCAAATAGACTCTATCACCTTGAAATTTAAATATTATGAAAATGAACCCTCCGAAAAGGGTTCAAATTATTAAGTACGATTCCGTCTTGCTGTCGTATTCTCAGTCAAAGACCGACTAATGGTTGAGTTTGGATTTGCGATTTGGTCACTTACAAGTTTCGGTACCTTTCTTGGAAGCTGCTTATCCAGTTCATCTGTAACAATGATCCGGACTGTTTGCTCATCCAGTTGTTCAGCTTCAACTGTCGCTCCACTCACCTGATTAATCACTTCAATTTTGAAATTGATTGTCGGTGTAGAAGGTTCAATTGAAGGCATAATCTCAGCTTGAGGGCGTGAAGTACGTCCTAAAGTAAAATCCTGAACATCATCCAGATTTGAACGATCCTGAACTAAACCATTGGATGAGAAGTAGACCTTGCCATCATGGAATAAGTCAGAATTTGCCGAAGAAGCTAACTTAGGTGTGTCTCTATTACCCTTATAGATAATCTGAGTATCTTGAACCGGTTGATTAAAGATATCAGATTGCTTTTGGCTTTCTAAAAAGGCATTAGAGCTCATCATTGCACGGCGTATGACACTATCAGCTGAGGCATTGTTATTGAGAAAAGCTTCAGGGTTTGCACTCTTACGCATATTTTCAACTAACCCAACACCACCCCAACGGCGAATATCTTCTTGGGACCAGACTACCTCTCCTTTATGGACAATACCTGCAGGTTCATATTTTCCACCAGATCCAGTGTAACCACCGTCAGCAAAGCCTTGATCTTTGATTGCCCGAATGTTTGCAATAATGCTTGCACCTTGAGCAACCGCCCCAGATATTAATGGAATGTTAAGGGGAAAACCAGCTTTTGAAGCTGCTGCAATATTTTGCTGAATCGCAATACCGGCTGCTGCAATCGCATAAGCTTTATCTGCAGCAAACATGATCTTGTATGCTTTAGACTGCTCACCAAACATTGAACCAAACATCGATGTGAGTGAACCCATCATTTGGCCACCAAATGCAATTTGAGTGTTCAAGCGATCTTGTTGATACTTATCTTCAATATCCTGAGCATTCTTTGCATATTCAGCAGCAATCTGATTACGTTGATCTTGAGCTGCTTGAATGATAGCTGTTTTCTGGTTTTCATAATCCTGCTGCTTAATTAGTCCAGCTTCGAATTGAGCATTCAAACCATCTAAAGAGTTTTGCTCATTCAGGTCGGTAGCAGCAAATTGACTATCTGCTAAATCATTTGCAGCATTTAAACGGCTAAATCGTTCCTGATCTTGCCTAAAGAACTCACTTGTCCCATTCATATCAGCATGAACACCACCCCATGCTTGACCAGCTTTTGCTGCACGGTCAAGTGCTTCTAATCGTTCTTGATCACGTGATAATGCCAGTCTCTTACGTTTTTCCTCCTCATCTTTTACCGTTTTGGAAATTTCTGCTCGCTCCAATCGGTAGCGTTCTTGCATTGCCTCATTTTCTGAAAGCAAGAATAATTTAGCTTGAAACAAACGTTGCTCTTGAGCAAGTTTTAGTAAACCTAATTCTTGTTGCAACTGTTGAGCTAACAAATTAACAGCTTCTTTACGCTGTTCTTTCGTCATCTCTAAGTCGTGTTCGGCTTCAAATTGACGTTTTGCAAAACTGTCCTTTAAAAGCTGCTCTTCCGACTTGGTGAAATCACGGAATGAATCAAGCTTAGTCTTTGTAGCTTGCTCAGCAATAGCAATATCATTATCTGCACGTGCTTGAAGTTCTGCTTTAATTTCGGCCTTGCGTTCTGGGCTAAAGTTAGCTTTATCAACATCCTCAAGTTTTTTGGCCAGATCATACCTAATCTTTGTTACTTGATTAGCAACCTCATTCTCTAATTGAAGACGAAGTTTTGCCTGCTCCTCGGCCATTTTAGTGGTATCTTGAATAAGCTTATCAAAGTCTTTTGATGAGATATCACCAGCAGAATAGCCATTAATACCAGCCATGTAACTTTGATAGTCTTTCCAGTATTGATTATTTTTTTTACCAATACCTTTACCCTTCATTACATTGCCTTCACCTGCATGATATGCACGTACAGCCTTTTCTAAATCACCTTTAAAAAGCTTCAAAAGATAAGACATGTACTTAGCGGCACCTTCAGCAGATTGTGCTAAATCAGTGCGGTCTTTTACGCCATATTGCTTGGCAGTACCTTCGAGAAACTGAAATCCACCAGTGGCTCCGGTTTCTTTGTTATAGGCTTTTGCATTACCTCGAGATTCGATCATATGAATCGCGGATAATGTTCCTGATGGAAGTTTGTATTTAGACTCCAGATCTGCAAAGCCGAATTTTGAAGCATTTGCTAGGACTTTCGCATTTACATTTAGTACTTTTTGCTGATTTTTAAGCTCCTTGTTTTGCTCACGTATTGAATCAGTTCTAGCATCCGTGATGGCTTTGATTGATTCTTCTGCTTTCCAAGTATCCGTTAATGCTTTCATAGCCTCTCGGTCTGCTGCCTTAAGACCCTTAGCTAATGAATCTTTATAAAGCTTCAGTAAATCATTAGCCTGAGACTCAGAAAAACCCTTTTTCATTACTATCTCGACAAATTGCGTATCCCACAATTTATCTGCATACATTTTCTGTAAGGACTTTTGAGCCTCATCTGCAGCCTGTTTTGTATTCTTGATGGCATCAGCATGTTTCTGCTGCTCAATTGCTGCATTTTGTGCTTTGTTACCCGTTAAAGTAACTTCAATACCAAGCAATTTAATGGCTGTTTTGGTCTTATCAGCCTTTTCATAAGCTTCATTATATTTGTCGATTTGCTCCTTCAATGCATCTCTTAAGCTTGGGGGTAACTTCTGCTTAGCAAGTTGCTCCATAGCCTCCTTGTAGCTAATTGTGCCCAATCGAGCTTCATTAGAAATCCTTGTAAGTTCAACATTACCTTTACCGTAGTTTTGAATATCAATTAAAGCTGAACCAACAGCCATTTCTGTTTTTTTCAACTCCTCATTTTGAGCTTTAAAAGCCGCTGTTAAGTCATTAATAGCTTTGGTTTTTGCCTCACCTTTTAAGCCTTGTAATTCTTCAGCAGTACGGTTAGCCACTTCGGCTTGTTCAGCGAGAGTTCTATTCGCTTCTTCTGCCTTACCTTTAAAATAAGTGTAAGTTGCAGCCAGAGCGGATACACCTAAGGTAATTGCTCCAATTGGACCTCCGATAAGTCCTAATGCTCGGCTACCAATACTACCAACTGAAGAAGAAGCTGCTGAGAGGCGTGTTTGCGCAGCAGTTTGTGCATTTGTAGCAGCAGTTACTGCTGCCTGTGCTTGTGCGTATCGAGTTGCTGCCGCAGTTGCTCCAAATTTAGCTTGGGTTTCTGCATTTGTTGCTCGCACATTCGCGAGATGAGCTTTAGCTGCATTCAAGGCAGCTGTTGCTTCAGCATATTCTGCTTGAGCATTTAATACAGATGCTTGGCGGCTCGCTAAAGTTGATGCCATTCCCTCTTTAATAGCTGCGCTCTTCATCAAAATTGCACGAGTGATATATCCAATACCAACTACTAAAGCCCCATCAGCAATTAAATCTAAATTACTTGCAAGAGTTTGAACGGATCCAGCTAATACCTGTGCTGCACCACTACCTTTACCAGCCTCACCAACAAATTTAATGATTTCGTTATTTAAAAGTGTGAGTGATTGACCAATTGTGATATCAGTTTTAGCGAAAAGTGCATCTACATCGTCTTGGGCATTTTTAAGCGCTTTAACGATTTCTTTTGAAGTGATTTTGCCTTCTGCGGCTACTGACCGTAGCTGACCAACGGTGATACCCATGCCTTGTGCAATAGCTTTTGCTAGTGCTGGTGTTTGTTCCATTACAGAGTTAAGTTCTTCACCACGTAATGTGCCGCTTGCTAAAGCTTGCCCGAATTGGACTAAAGCAGCATCAGCAGCTTCTGCGCTTGCTCCACTAATTGCCACGGCTTTTGAGACCGTTTCAGTTAGCCGGGCCGTATCATCCATAGTGAGGTTTAAAGTTTTGGCATTATCACTAAAACGCTGGTAGACCTGTAGAACAGAATCCCATGCTGAATAGGTTTTTTGTGCGATCTGGAATGTATCTTCAGTCGCTTTATTCAATTCAGCCTGGTTATTAGTAATGAGCTTTAGACGGTTCTGAAGGCCCGTATAAGTGTCCATATTATTAATGGCAGCATTAATCGTTACCAAACCAGCCATATATCCTGCTAAGGACTTTATAGCTGTACTATAAGAGCGAGCAGACTTTTCTTGCTTGTCTAATTCTTGTGTTGTCGTTCTTATTTCTTGTCCATATTTTTGGACTTGCTGCGATGCTTGTTTAGTGGCTTCACCAGTTTTACCTACCACAGACGAAGAATTGTTAACCGTGGTATTAAATTTTTGAACAATATTATTTGTGACGTTGATTTGATTGCCCAGTTCTTTGGAAGTACGTGTAGCTGAATCACCTTTTTCGGTAATTTTAGACATTTCATCAGCTAAAGCTTTAGCATTGCGTACAGCATTTTGCGAATCAATAACAACAACCAAACGCGATTCTTGTGCCATCTTTACTTTCCTCTAGGCAATAAAAAACCCGCTTTCGCGGGTTCTTTTTAAAATGTATAAATTACTTTTCTGGATCTGGATGATATTGGCCATCGCTACCTAGAAATAAAACTTTATTTCCAAATCCAACCACATCAGCTCCATAAGAATTTTGAGCTGTATATTCAAGTCCAATTTTAAGCAATGCACCTTCTTGCTTTACAATAGCACTTCTAGGCTTAAATGAGTAAGGATTTTTGAGACCTATCTTTTCCAAAACAGACACAAAATATATGTTCTGAGAAATGCTCTTTTTTGAAAGCGGTAAATCTATATTTGGATCCATCACTGTTATTACACTGATGTTAGATTTTCTTCCTTCTCCATCTTTAAGTTGATCAATGTATTTTGTATCTTTGTGAATTAAATCCTTTAGATTCTTTTTTCTAAGGTTCTCAGCTGCCACTTTATAAAGTTTTTTGTTTTCTTCAATTCTTTTTTCAACAACATGAGAAAACTCTTTTTCAGCTTTATTTGTTTGATAATTCTCATTGAAATTTGTGAACGTTAACGGCGAAGAAATATCTACTTTTTGAAAGTACTCATTTGAACCAAATGAAGATTTTAGAGCGGAAATTAAGTTAGGTGTCTTATCTCCAATTACATAACTCTTCGATTCTTCATCTACTAAAACCACAAGAATTTCTTTATTTTTTGAATCAAATGCAACAAAACTTTTTAAATGCTGTCCAACAAATTTATTTTTATTTTGAAGAAATTCGGCTGTTAGAATTCCATTTATAAGATTATTTTCATTAATACAGCCATCCTTATCAAAATCTGTAGACTTCATTGCTCCAAATTTCATTAATTTTGAATCAAATGCTTCTTTAAAATTCGCATCATAGGCAAGTAAATTAAATCCTCTTAGTTTGCATTTATCATGATAATTAAGTGGTTGTGAAGTATTCGCTAAAGCAAAAACTGGTAAGCAAAATAAACTTAATAAAATAATCTTTTTCATGAAATTACCCCTACATTTTCGGGTAATTTAACAACTGGTTAATAATGGCGCAATAAAGACCCGCCATATGCGGGTTCTTTTATATCAGGATTCAAGGCAGGTTTTACACCTTTTAGAGTTTTTATCTAACTCTTTAGTTTTGTACCATTCCTCGCACTTCAAGCATGTTTGATGCTCACCTTGATCCCAACGTAGGAAAAGAACCTCAAGCTCAGTGTAATTGCTAGGAGTTTGCTCACGGATATGAAGGATAATCGGATGAAAAAGAAGATAATTATTAGTTAAAATAGTCTTAAAACTACCTTTCAACATCTCTTCATCTAGATTGTTGTGTCGAATACCAACCGCAATAAATTCAAGGAAATTTAGAAGATAATGTACTGCTGATCTTTCTTCAGGTTGCAACTTCAAATATCTTTCTTTTGAGACATATATTCTATCTTTTTCTGTCCAGCCGTTATCTTCTTTTACTTTTGCTCTCAACTTCATAGCATCATCTACTTTAGCGACATATGCAGTAGAAGTTCTACTATTCATGAGCACTTGCATAGCATGCGTTTTGGTTGCATTAATTATTTGAAGCCGACTTGTAAAAATCCACCCTGCAATCGCAGCAATTGCCGAAAGAAAAGCTACAAAGGAAGTAAGCTTACCTGAACCTGCTGGGGCTTCACTCAATAATCCAAAAATGGTATGTTGCTGAAAGTAGTAACTATCATTTACTTCCTTTACTAAACTAATATTTAAGAAGTTATATTCTTCAAAAAAACCTTTCCAGATCAGCAATTCAAAAATTACAGTTGTCAAAAGCAAAAATACATAAAGTAATTGAACACTACTCCTAGACTTGTAGAAATAACTATCACGTACTTTAAAGAAGAAGTAACCTGAAATAATTAAATAAGGTAGGATCAATAAACAATTTAATAGAAATGTTGTCATTATATGCTCAAAAAATAAGGCATCTACTTGAGATGCCTTATTTTATAGAAATCTTTAACGGTTTGTTAGCCCAAACCATAGCCATCGGTAAGTTTATTATAAGTTTTCATAGTATTCTCCTATCAGCGCATTGGGATAATGTTCGCGTTTACGAACACCGCGTTTAAACGAATACTATTTACTAATGACAGTTTTGTCAATAACGAATCGTAGCGTCGTTGTCAATAGAGCAGCCGTCTTATGTAACATCAACTGCGCTATATCGCGTCGTACAGTCGCAGTTATGTATCACACGTCAGAACTTAAGTCTTCGTCGCTCGTTGCGTCGCCTTCTTATGCGCTTCATCCATAAACAGGTTATCCAACGCAAAAATACAGTCATTAAAAATATGAGCATCCACAGGTAAATCATTATGCTCAGCATAGACATTGATTGCCTGTTGATCTAAAGATAATGGGATACCCTGCTCATATCGTCTGGATCTGCAAATAGTGCTAAATGCCGAAAGAATGGAATCAGCCGCATAAGAATACTCTGGCGGATCAGGAATACGACCACCTAAGAACTTGATTTGTTCGATTTCGTGCGGCGTTTTCGACGCATACGTTTTTTGGTATTTGTAGAGCTCGATGACTTTCCCAGAATTAAAGCCTTGTCCTTGTCTGCGTCTTCCTGAATCTTCTGGGCCTGTTCTTTAATAAATAACCAGATCGAAATACCAATATCACCAAGATTAAGAAGCTTTGATGCATTTTCAGGCGTATAAGGTTTTTCGGACTCAACAGTTTTACCATCTACGATTTCGGCGAAAACCACACCCTTCCAGTCTTCAATTAAATGGGCAGCACATGCATCCATTAACAACTCGTGATAAAGCTTGGCATCGTCATCTTTTACCATTACATCGTAGCCTTTAGACGAGATCTGGTTACCTGCTCGTTCAATCGCTACCTGAAAAGGCTTATATGCGATACCACGGACTTTGAACTCTGCCTGTACCCCTCCATCAACCCCTTTGTATTCACACCATTTTGATACGTCCGAGCTTTTAATAATTCCGACTTTTAAAGCCATAACAACCTCTCATTTTTAGAAATAAAAAAGCCCATGGGATTCCATAGGCTTTGTTACTGAATAAGCTGATTACACAAGAGCACGTACAATCGTTGGACTGGTACGCACTTGGGCAAAATTGATATCTATTGTAATGATGTCATCACCGCCGCCATCCGGGTGATTAGCTTCCTTCACTTCAAGTTGCGGGAAGTTAAACGAGTACTTACTGCCTTTTGTGTCTGTAATATCAAAGGTCAATGTAAATACATCACGGGTTTTAATAGCATCAATCCATGCGGCAGAAGTTGCCGAGAACATGAAATTAGCATTTACGCCAATATCCATCATTTTCTCTAAGTAAAACTCAGGCGTGTACTTACCAGAACCGATACAACGGATCGCTTCCAAATTATTACTAAAGTTTATGGTAAGTGTCTGCAGGCAAGCTTTCCCCTGAATTGACTGACCATTAATAAGTAGCTTTTCAACGTTTGGCATACTCACCAGAGGGCGAGTCGATGCTGGGATAGGATTTGTAACAGGATTAACCTGCTGTCGAGTAAATGAGCTACCTACTAAACCAAAGTTACCAGTGATTTTGCCTGTGGTCTGGATCGTCATTTCACCTGTATTCACTTGAATACCGCGATAAATAAAGACTTGACCAATATCTTCAAAGACTTTTACCAAGGTAAGAGACTTACGTACTCCACCACCAAAACTTAAAGCATTTGCAGCCCAGTTATTGAAAGCGAGAACATTTAAGAATAAGTCAAAGGTACCTAGCGATAATTCAAATTCTAACTGACCCGTTACTTCGGCTTCCGTTACAACAGCGCTTTGGCGAAAACGTGAATCAACTACTTCACTGCTATCTTCAGTAGTAACATTTTCAGTCAAACTATCAGTAACACGGCGAACGGTGTACCAGATCGGATTTGCTGGTGTCGTCCCCAAGACTGCTTCTTCACAAGCATATAATCGAATTTTTGCGCCTGAACTCATTTATGGTTCTCCAAAATTTAGGCAATAAAAAACCCGCTGAATTAGCGGGTCATTAAAGTGTTTCGTCTGTATCTGAGATTTCTGGCGGTTCCACACCATTCATGGCTGCAGCTACAGCCTCGGATAAATTTGTTGGTTGAAAGTCTATAGGAGTCTCTGTTGGAATAATTTCGGAATCTGGCTCAGGTTCTTCATGTAATCGAATATCGATCCAACGGGTTAATGGAATATCCATTGGATTTTCATGATCAGCAACAACTGCAGCAAGCTCAAAATCAAATTTACGCTTATAGGTTTTAATTGAAATGTCGCCATTTTCTAGAGTTGAATACTCTACGGCAACCACTGTATTACCGTTGGCATCTTTGGGTAACTCAATGTACCAACCTTCTTGAGCAAAACCCAAAGAACCTTTTAGAAGATAATTACCTACATCAATTTTTTCAAATTCAACCGGCTGTTTTCTTGCTTGGTCATTTAATTCTATTGAGTCAGCAAATAGCTTAACGATTGGTGAAGATGACTTAATAAACCCATTTGCATCTACGGTAGTATTTGACTGTGTCCAAAATTTATACCAAGAACTCCATGCTCCCCCTAATTTACGACGAATTGAAGGAGAAATTAATTTAGTGTCTACTCCATTACCATCGAACGAAATTTGTGTCTGATAATTAGGACCATCAGATGCTAGATTTAATTGCAGTACTGTTTGCCATTGAGAAGTAGTGCCTGAGTTCGTCCAAGTTTGCCCAGAATAAATACCACTCGGTAAGTTTGCAGTATTTAAATCAATACTATTCGTAGCCTGTAGAGTGTTTAATCCTAGACCAAAATTATTGTAAGTTTTACCAGTACGATAAATATCGCCACCAGCAGAAATAAAAAGGTTTGCAGCCTCATTTCCAGCTGTAACCTGATTAAATGTTGGTAAAGAGCGAAGCTTACTATTAAAGATAGTTGTATTTGCTGTCACATTTAAAATGCCCGCTCCCGCATTAGCCGTATCACCGCCCGTAGCAAGCAACCGAACATCGTAATCAGTAGGAGCTCCAGATGTGTGAAAATCAATAAAAGTATTGCCCGCTACCGAGAGTGATCCCATTTCTACCGCAGTGGTGGCTGAGCTTGTTGATGTACCTAAATCTAATCGTTGTGCCCCCTGACAGTTAACAATAACACCTGTCACACCAATTACATTTCCATCTGCATTTCCAATATTGGCTGCAGCAGCTGTACCTGCACCTTGAACTTGAGAAAGCTGTGGATTTAAGTTTGGAATACCCGAGGCAAATGGCAACATGAACTGTCGCTTGCCTTGTGAGGCGTTATAGGGGAATGGCCGATGATCCCAACTAAATTTGAATACAAGATTTGCCATTATGCTGTTACTCCGTCAATCACTTGGAAAGTCAAAGTTTCAGTGTGCTGTGTAGTACCACTAACAACGGCCTTAATATCCATCTGACACAGACCTAAGGGCCAAGTTGCAGTACTTGCACCTGATTTAATATTCAGCCATCCCTTTTGTGTACTCTGGTTAAGAGCCGCACAAGTCAAGGTAGCCACAGCAGCGCCATCAGCCAAAGCTTTAACCTGTGAAGTGAAGGTATAACCAGTTAAATCAATTGCACGGCGAACATCATCTGGTGGATACTGCAGAGTTTCATTCATATCAACCAACTGTAGGTTTAAGTTGAATGTGTCACCACGCTTAAAAACAAAATTGCTCATAAGTGATTCCTATAGACATAAAAAAACCACCGATGAGGTGGTAGTGAATAAGACATAAAATACCTCTCAAAATGGAGGTCTCATAATTCAAATTAGTTAATATCTAGGTTTATATCTCTTGTTTCCTCCACTCGTAATACAATAGTGCCCACCTCTAGGACCCACGCAATAATCCACCACAGCACATGAACAATCACTATCGTAGTAGGTTTTTTTCTGTTTTCTTTCAGAATGATGAGGATGAGATTTTAAGGCCTGATAATTATTTGACGTGGTTGATCGAGATTTTTGTTTAAAGCAGCCATCCGTTTCACATAATAGCTTTGTTGATAACCACTTAGGTGATGAGGAATTTAAGGAAATACGTGCCCAGTTTCCTTTCGTCTCATAAATATCAACTTTTTCTCCACGTCCTAACTTTCCTACTACGTGACCGTTTGGTTTATCTCTAATATTTAAAGAATTAGTGTTGATATATTTTGATTCGATAACTTCCTCTACTGCACTATGCGCATTTTCTGAGTCTGAAGTTTGTTTTGGAGAGTTATCATTGCCTGAACCAAAAATCCCTAAAGCTACTAATCCTGCGGCACCCCAGCCTAAAGTTGATTTTTTCATGTTTTACCATTTGTTATAAATTTCCATTACTGTAACAGAATGTAATCACAAATGATAATATGCTGAGGTCATTAAAAATAATCACCTTGCAGTAGCTTTTTCTTGAACTCAAAGCTCATTATCTAAATCGACACTTACTCCAGTAACAACATTATGTTTAGGCCCTCCGAGACTAACAACATTAGCCAAGCGTATATTCACATCAGAAACACATAGCTTGTTTTCAGATTGCCATTTGCTCAACTCAACAGACATAACATCTTCAAGATGTCTTTCCAGTTCTTGCCGTTTAATTTCGATTTCTTCTAAAGTCAGCATACATGACATATCAATTCACCTTAAACCCAATACTCACATTATACTGAATGAAATCAGCATCTTTACCCGCATAAATAGATTGTCCATTCAAACATTCTAAGTGTTCGATTGTGAAATATTCAAAATGTGCCAGCAAAGCATCACCAAGAACCGTTAAAGCTTTTTCTCCCACATGAAGTCGATCAAAGCATTGAATCATGATATTACCGGTACGGCGTGTACATGGCTTATCTGCAATGCCTGAAATAAAGCTCGGCCCACCTGCAATCGTTAAACGGCACCATAAACCTTCTTTAGGCACCGTAAAGCCTGGTGCATTTGGATACTGAATCCGTTCCTGAGCAATACCCGTAAAGCTTTGCATGCGATCAATAATAGCTTGCCTAGTCTGCTCTAAAGTCATTGCCATTTTAGCCACCATACTTTTGAGAAATAAAGTTAAACGTGAGACCATAAATACCTTGTGGCGCTTGATCAGACCAGCCGTTTTCTAAGCGCGGTCCATAAGCTTTATTGTTTTGGATATAAACCAAATTGCCTAACTTAATCTTCATTGCCTGAATCGCTGCTTCCTGAATAGGATTTGTTTCAGGTTCACGTACACCGTAATCAGCGGATCCAACCGAAACAATATGTGAAGCACGGTATGCTCCAGTATCAACAGGACTTAAATTAACTAAGGATTGCACGGTATCCATGACAATATGCTTCACATGGTCTTCTGCTGCTTTAGACACATCAAGACTAAAACTAGTCGGCTTTTTCCCCTTCCATCCCATTTCTATGAACCTCGTTGCTGCTTAGATATTGAATAGGTATTGCGCAATTGCATAAACGAAGCTCTTTTGATTTTTCAGGTCATCTCAAAGTTCAAAGCAAATTAAGTTTGTAAAATGGAATTTTGTACATTAACAACCTGAAGATCAATTTGATTAGACAAATCCTCTAAATCTTTGAGTTTTATTTCTAAAATCCCCATATACTTTAAATATTCATTATTATTGTAATCCCTATTTATAAGATTTTTATCAACTGCAATTTCATAAGAAAAATATTCAAAAAAATTCATATCATTCAATATCTTATCAACCAAATCTACAAAGTTAGATTGTAAATTTTGAAACTTTTTTACTTCTACATTATCAATTAAAAACTGACCATTCATTCTTTTCAGTTTTATAAGTTGCCATTGTATTGTTTGACGATCCTCTCTATTTCTAAATTCTTTAATTGGAAATTCTTTTTCCGTAATAATTTTGGCATTGTAAAAACCCAATCCATTTTTAATATCGTATGATAAATTCTTCAGATCATCCAAAAGCTGAAGAGTACTTTTTATCCTGTGTTCAACTCTCCAATCAGTAAATAAAACGAAGGCAGCAATTGGAGCAAGAAATGCTGCGCCTATTGTGAATGCATCTTTTAAAACTTCGTAAGCTAATTTTTTATCAAGTAGATATTGGTACCATGGAAATGAACTTAATATAAAAAAACTGATTAATAAGTAAACTAATATTCCACCCCCAACAAAATAACCTACTCTTTTAATTTTATCTTCTAATTTTCTTCTTGCCATATATCCCCCTATTTTAGAGGGTTATTAGACCAAGTATTTAAACCTTCCTCAACTGACATTTCCAAATGGTAGAGGCTGGATCCTGCTGGATATGAATAACGCGGAATGAGCCTAACACTGTTAACCATTCATCTTCAATTTCTGGAGACATGGATACTTCTTTCTGAAGCACAGTCGCTTTCTTATCTGTGGCCAATACTCCAAGTGTTTGGATCTCATATTGACTGTAAGAACCAAACAGAACACCACGGCCGGAATAGTTTTCTTTAACTTCAACATACGTTTCAGTTTTGGGATCCCAATTCGTTCTTGAGATCCGCTCACAAGTAAATGAATGAACGGCGTCCGCTAAATCTTCATTAAATGCTTCAGCAATATCTGCCTGAATTTCGTCACGTAAGCCCATTAGATCTTCCTAACAATAAACACGCGTTTCTGTTTGCAATAAGGCTTGATCAAATCAAGAATGAATTGCTCAATTGCACTAAGCTTTACTGATCCATCCTGATATTCTTTTTCAGTTTCAACCGTATCTGCTTTTACTTTCTTTCGCTTTAATGCTTGTTCCTGTCCTTGATATAGTTCACCCCTCATGATGCCTTTTAAGACTTCATAGGAAGCCGTTTTGAGGGCTTTAGGGACTATTGTCACATCTTCATAAGGCTTGACGTTACGCGCCAATAAGTAAGCTTCTGATTTTTCAAGATAGTCTGCTTTATCACTGGCAGATAAAGCATCAAAGCCTGCTACACGTTCAATTGCTTCTTGTTCAGTGATAAAGCTCATTGATTATTCCTTTGGAATTAACGCTAAAAGGTCTTCTTTTTTTGCACCTGATTCAAATGCAATTCCTTTCTCAGTCAAGACAGCACGGAGTTCATCAACTTTTAGACCTGCATAGTTAATCGGCTGTGTTTGACCATCACCTGGCTTTTTATCTTCTTCAGGCTTCTGACCAGCATTCCCTGATTCAAGTTCAGCAATACGTGCTTTCATTGCTTCAGGATCATTTTGAAAGGAATTGAATTCGCCGTGTAAAGTTGCAAGCTGCTCTTCAAGCTGGGTTACTTTTGCTTCAGTCATTTGACGTTCTCTCATGCGGTTAAATGCGGATAGGCCCATTTATGGATCTCCAAAAAGTTAAGGCGGGTAACCCCGCCTTGTCATTATTTGATCTTGTGCTTGAATGCCACAATACGGATCTGTTTAGGATCGTAGACACGTTCCCAGTTATCAGCTGTAGCAAGACCGGCATTATTAGGTGCGATACCTGTTGCACCTGCCCACTTAATGCCGCGAGGATGTAGCACAAAGTGACGGCGGTTAATAAGAATATCTGTACCTGCTAGGCTGTCTCGGTCAGTCTCAACCCCTACTGGTGCACCAATATCTTGGAAACCAATTGCACCTTGACCAAACAGGAATGATGTAAATACATCACCATCCACTGGCATACCGTCATCGACAATCACACGGCGATCCATAAAGGTTTTATAGAGCACTACACCATCAGCATCACGTACGGTTTCGATCAAACCTTGTTTAGCTAATGCAGCCATGGTTGCCGAGTGCATTGCAATAGCCGTTAATTTATCTACGGCATCACCCAACTTATAAGAAGCATCAACAAAAGATACGCCATCAATTACAGCGGCAGCTCCAGTTCCAGCAGAAATATCGTGAGTATTACCTGCCATGCTGGCCGCACCGAACACACCTTTAAGGGTATTTACGGTAAAACCTTGAAACTCACGCGACCAGTAATCTGCGACCAGATCACCAACCGCACCAAGTGGATCGTCACCAGATAATGCTTTAGCCAAATCATTAGCACCCCATGCCTTACCACGTGCATGAAGAATCGCAATATCTTTGCCTGAAGTGATGTTATTTACAGATAAAGGGGTTGAATCTGAAAGTACTTCTGACTCCCCACTTAAATCATTCCAGAATGGGATATTTACAGTAGTACCACCCTCTGTTCCGAAAGCCACATCTACATCCAAATCCCCAACAATGCCAGACTGCCATAATGCAGACTTTTCGGCAGTTTTATTTAATACGTACGGAGTGAATAACTCGGGTACGATTACATCAGCAATTTTTGTCTCAGCCATTAGGCTTTACTCCTTAAAGTTTAATACCGTGTTTTGCCGCTAGCTCTTTAGCTAGTTGCGGATTTTCATTTCGTAATTGCGCCAATTTGGTCATATTTACCGAGCCATCGGCTTTGAGAATGTCTGGCTGACCTTTTGAATTGTTGCTACCAGGTGCGCCCATGCCATTAGGCTTAGGCCAGTAATACGGTTTTTGCTCACGTAGAGATTCAACCCATTCTTTTGGAGTCATCGGTGTCTGACCATCTTTACCAATGACTACTTCCCCGTTTTCATCAACTGCCACAGCTTTGCCGTTTTCATCTAATGCAAATTTTGACTGAGCTAAAAAGGCAATATCGGCAGTAGCTTCTGGCAATGCTTCAAGCTCAACAGCAGCCTGTACAATTTGGCTTTGAATCACTGATTGCTTGAACTTTTGTGCATAAGCTTCGGCTTTATCAGCACGTTCTTTTTCGGCCTTCAGTAACTTTTCATGTTCTTCACGCATCTTCTCGGTGCGCTTCTGAATCACTTCGTTAACCTTGCCTTCCGCGATTAATTTGGCTTCTTCGTCTTGGTCAATTTGAGCAAAGACTTTTTTGACAATTTCAGGATCAATACCTTCAAATTGTTTCTGAAGCTTTTGAAGTTCCAATTTTGCATTCTTAGCAGCATCTCGCTCGCTTTGAAGTGCAGATTTCAAACCTTTTGGATCTTCATAACCTTCTAAATCAAGGCGAAACTTCCCGTTTTCCTCGATATATAAAGCTCGGTGTTCTTCTTTGATTGCATCAAGTGAATCAACAATAAATGGCAATGACATGTTCAAACCTCTCGTTTGATTTGGGTAAAGCCTTATCTCAAGGCATTAAAAAAGCGCCCCTAAGGACGCTAAATTTCGATTGAAAACTTAGTAATTTGTTGCAAATAAACGGTAGCCTTCTAGCTCCCAAAGTTTATTTTCAGCTGACTTTTCTGCATTTCCACGAGCCATACGCTCACCAATTTCAGCATCAAAGTTTTCAGCATTCACACATGCACTAAAACCCGTTGCTAAGAAAAACTTTCCATCTAAAAATGCATGGACAAAAGTAGATGTCGTGCCACCGGGGCGTTGCTCAACCGTATATGTAACACGCTCCATCAATGAATCAATTTGCGCTTTAGTTACTCGGGGTGCCACAGACTTTTCAGCTAACTCTTGCTCTGTTACTTCTTTGATCATTTTCTTCTCACAAAAAAAGCACCCGAAGGTGCTAAGGTTAAAAATTAAGTTCTAATTGATGAGTGCAATTGCTTTTAATCTTTCAAAAGTAAAACCATAAATTGCCATGGCTCTTGAAATCTTAATTTGAAGAAATGGCACCAGAATTAATTTTGTGCTCAGAATATATTGAGCATCTGACATAGTGATTTGCTTTTCAGACATTTGTAATACCTTTCGCTACATTTCCTTTGTTTGATTTGGCCTTGGTGCATCACTCACTAAGCGAACACCATGAGCACCATATGCTTCAAAAGTTACAGTAATTGTTGCGGGTCCATTTAAGGCATCAGAATTCATCTGTACTGCTCTTTGTCCAGCTAGAGGTTGTCCAGTTTCTTCATCACAAATAACCAGATAACCTTTCAAAGTAGGGTGACGCTTTAGCACTAAATGTCTTGACTCACTCATAAGCCCAACTCCTTAAAGGTTTGCTCATCCAACTTTCGAAGTTGGTTCAATGTGTAAAGTCGCCCTTCAGGATCGAAGAACTTATCAAAATCAAATTTCCCTTCCTTATAGAGCTTGTAACGCTTTGGTCCTAACCATTCTCTTTGAAAGAAATCGTCTGTCTTTTTGAAGAACTCTTTAAAAGTGGTGTTGGCATCCAACTGCCCTATTAATTGGCTTCGCTCATCTTTTGGAATATCCTTTACTCTTCGCTCATCCATTACAAATGGGCGTTCACCGACAAGTCGACCGTCTTTCTCTACAGGTACCAGAATACTTCGGCAATTGGGATGCAACGGCGGTACCCGTTTCGCTGGGTCGTTTATTTCCCAAACTGAACCATCCAGAGATGCACAAAGTTTTGATGTCCTTCCGTCAAGCGTTGCAACCAATCGGACATATTCAAAACCAATCTGGTTAAAGCTATTTAGATATGCTTGATTGGCCACATGGCTGCGAACTGTTCTCACGGTACGGTCAATATCAGACTTTGAGCCATTTAATAGCCCATCCTCATAATTAAGCCGTTTGGTACCACGAATACGTTGAACAATTTCCTGATTGGTTTTACCTGAGTTAATACCATCCCGAATGGCATACTCAACTTTTTGGCGTGCAGTCTCAGCAATATTGGAAAGAAGATCATCAACTAATGCTCCACCTACTAAGGGTACTTTTTTAGCTGCTGTATATAGCTTTTCACCATTTGGCTTTTCGATCTTGCCTCCATATAGCTTCGCCGTGTAATTAGCTTCATAAACTGCCAAGGCAGTAGCAGAAACAGCGAAAGCTTCAGGTAATGCAGTATTTAGTCCAAGGAACCACTGAGCAATCAAATTACGAACTTCCTTCAGATTAGCTGTAGTGTACTGTCCACTTGCTAGAGCCACCTTTTCAGAATCACTTAACTCATCAAGCAAATCCCGCAGCTTTGCCAACATTAATGCTGACTCATCATTGAAGATTTTTAATAGATCATTAACAGATTGAGAAGATGCCCGATATAAGTACGCTTGATGTTGAGTAAGTACTTCAATCAGGGTTTTATCTTCTTTTGAAGCCATACATCACCTCTACAAAGGAGTGTTATCTCGCTCTATTTCTACCCGCTTTACCTCTTCCTGATAGTCATGAGCCGGTAATTTACCTGTCATTAGGTATTCCCAATATGTGCGGAAAGAGTTCTTCCCTGAAATGGCACCTTCATAAAGCTGTTTAGCAAGATTTATATCTGTGACCTGAACAATAAACTCAGGCTCAACCGTAAATGAAAATTTTGTCGAATCTAGCTTTAACCACTGAGCCGCATACTTAATAGCTTGCTCAATAGCAGCAGCCGCACACATCACGATACTGTGAAGACTTGCTTGCTGGTCATCCTGACGTGCTCGGCGTGCCTCACCTGATTCCTGAGTATTGGTATCAACTACTTTAGCTCCAGCTTCTAATGCTGCATTTTTCTGTGCATCCATTTCCTTTTTAGTGAGTTCAATGCCACTACCAGAAATTTCGAGATAACCACACTGAGATTCACCAGGAAGGCTCCAGACAGCCATCACACCAGTAACGCTAATATCTTCATCACCCTCAAGTCCATTAATCCAAGGCTGCGGATGAGCTGTATGATGAAGTGACTGGTAATAATCCGCACTTAGCTGGTAATACTTGAGTGCTGCCTTGGCCATGGTAAGCAATGGTACCGTTCCAACTTGTGGAGAATTATCGGTCGTACCACAGAAAACAAACGGCGTGAAAGATAGCTGATTACCGCCAAGATCTGGCGTTTTATCTTCTTCAACAGAGCCATCAAATAACCGTACAGTTAGCGCACCATCAACCATAGATAAAACACGGTGGACCGTCTTTGTATCATGCCCAAACTCATCTTCACTATTCTCGAATTGTTCCTCGAGCACTAACAGCTTTAGATCCTTACGGCCACCAATGCTGTTTTCCTTCCAGTTAATGATTGATAGCGCATCGTATAGAGCGAAATATGGCACACCAGCCCCATCAACATCGACAAGCAAACCACAGCGACCATATTCAAGTAATTCTAGACAAATACGGATAAAGAGTTGTTTAAGCCCAAAACCATCATTGGTTGCATTCTCTATCAAACCCTTTAACAGAGAACTTTCAATTACGATGTTAGGTTCCAGCTTTGAAACTAAACCAATCATCGTACGTAATGAATCCTGAACCCATAAAGGATACTGAGCTCGGCTTAGATAGGCTTTATAAATCTCTCCAGTCGTATCTCCTTGCTTTTCAGCCTCAATCATTCCGGCCGATTTAGCTAGGTACTTAGTTTGTGCCTGTTTAATTTGCTCTTCACCAGCAACGGCGTCGCGCATAATCAACCAGCTTTTTTGTGCAGCAATATACTGCGGATGTTTATCAGTAACTGCCATAAAAACACCAATAAAAAAGCACCTGAAAAGGTGCGTTGTTTAACGGGAAAAACCAGCGATTGTGCGCCGTTTAAATACTTTCTGAATGATGATCGGGAATCTCTTGGCTATTGGATATCCACCAGCATCGCCAACGTGGTCCAAACCAGTGCTTTTATCTGGCATTCCAAAATCATCATAGACTTGCTGTTCTAAAGTAGCCGTAAAGTTAGGGCACTTATTTGTGTTCACTTTTAAGTGTCGTTCACCCTCAGCATTTAGGATTTGTGCATTAACAGCAGTAATACGATCTTTAATTCCGGGATTCACACCATTCACTTCAACTTTGAATCCATTTTTCTTTAAGATTGCATGATCTGATTCACTGAAGTTCTTTGAAGATGTTGCCTGGCCTGAAGCATCTGGAATCACGGTAATATCGTGATCTGGAAAGCGCTCGTTAATCAATTGACACATCGTAGGTGTATCTCTCACGCCAACCAGTTCATCTAAAGCTCTTGGCTTCCCTTCTCGAATGACATAAACCACAGCAGCCATTTTAAGCACGTTAAAATCCATACCAATGAGTAAAGGCTCACCTTTCTTAATTTCTTCATCCGTGTGGTTTAGAACTCGATCAAAGTCGGGGTAAACAGCACCGCTGGTTAAATTGACAAACTGCCCTTTTAAATAAGCTGAAATTAATTGCGGCGGATAAGACTCATAAAGTGATGATATGTAGTCATCTGGAAGATTAGCTTCATTGTCATAAGTTGAAGCTTGAATCATTCCATATAGCTTACGCTTAGCCTCTGATTTATTTGCCTCTTTAACAAATTGCTCGTATGTAAACTTAAAACCTTCAGGTGTAGTGGCCACATCAATACCGTTGAGCAAACCAGCTTGCTTATAACGCATACGTGCGATGATCTTACGCCAAGCCTGTTGAGCTTTGACCTTGGCCATAACATCAAGTTCATCAATCAAGGCGTGGCCAATTTTAAAACCTACAATTGTTGCTGGTTTCTCCATAGACCGGCAAATGATTGTCGTTCGATATTGCCGACCATAATAGATATCCACCTCTTTATTGGTTTCATAAACCTTAGTTTTAAGCCCCCAATCGAAAGCAACCTCTTCAATAGTTGGAAAGAAAATGTCGCGAATCTGCGGGTAAGTTGGAGCAAAATAACCCAAAGGTACTTTAGGGAATTCCCAAGCTTTGTTGCATAAACTGGAGCATCCAACCCAAGTCTTTCCCGATCCAAAGCCAGCGACAAATGCGCGGAACTTCTTTTCCATCTGCAAAAAATTAGCCTGAGGTACATTCAGTGTCGGATTGATGTTCGGCATCTTTTTTACTCGCATCCACAACTTGAATAGTTACCTTGACTGGTGTTGGATCTTCATCACCTTCACCCTCTCTCAACTTTTCAATCTCAAGCTGTTTTAACTCAAGATTTAATAACATCAGGTCATAACCCTGCATTTCTTCCCGAACCTGTTTAATAACCCCTTGCTTCATAAGCCTGTTGTTCTTCCAGTCTTCATAAATCTTCTGAAGCTCTTTAAGCCGGTAGGCTTTATTAGCTAGCGGGATGTCATAAACATTCTTTTTAAAGTCCTCTCGGGTTTTATGAAAAAGGTCTTTATATTTCTTACTTAAATTCTTTCCTGCCGCTTTTGTCGGGTCATAAAGTTGTACCTGTTTTCGATCAATCTCAATGTTAAATTCTTGCTTGACAGCATTAGCTACCTGTTGAGGGGTATCCATGCAGGCAAGCGCTTGAACAATAAATATTTTTACCTGTTCTTTAAGTGCAGCCATACCCCCACCTTTGTCTAGCTACGTCTAGCAAAGAAGGCAAAAAAAAGAGCCATTCGGCTCAGTTGATTACGCAGTTTCCGCAGCATTTTGAAATATCAAGATTCGAAACAAACGGCGGATTTTTTGCGACTTCAATAAGCCTCTTAACACTGTCATTTGCTCCCCAGCGTTTTACAACACCGATAAACTCTTCCACATCGTGACCAGCCAAATAGTGCTTTGGTAAGCCAGTATGATCACTGTAAATAATCTCACCGTCCGAGTCTCGTTCTACACCGATGTGATAAAGCTCATGTTCAAGCAAAGCACAGAACTCGCTATCGTTTGCCTTTTCACAAAAGCTTGCATCGATTGTGATTAAGTAAACTGGAACGAATCCGAACCAATCACGCATTTGCTGCTCTTGTCGGGCTTTCTTCCAGCCGCCTTGTTGAAACATAACCTTTTCACATTGGCCGAGCACCATACGCTTAGCTCTGGTATAAGCAGAAGAAGCCCATGCGAAAGCCAAGAAACCCTCATTGTCATGAAGCATCTCAGCGATATGGTCGTGATCTGGATTATGTAAAGGTCCACCCAGCGTAAGAAAATTAGCAACAACCCATTGTTTTAAATCAGGTGCAGGTATTAAACGGAGTGCTTCCTCTTCTTCGGCCTGATCCATAAAATCAGTTGGAGGAAATGGTCTTATTTGCTCCATCTTCAATTCTCGCTAATTCACTTTTTATCCAGTTGATGACATATCCCGACAAAATAGAATCTGGATGAAAGCGCTCTATTTTGTAACCCATCTCTTCAGCATGATCATATCGATCAAGACTCCATGCTTTATTTGACAGCTTTCCACCACGCCCACCAGACCAGGGACCACCCTCAATTTCAATGAGCAAACGCAATTTCACTATATGAAAATCAAAGCGCCAGTGTTTGGTATGGATCGGCTGAAACTTACTTTCAAATCCAATCGCCAAATCCTCAAGCTCTTCCTTAAGTGTTGCCTCAGCCTCGAGATATTTTTGCTTCGCCTTAGGCAATGGCCGGCTTTTAGGTTTAGTTTTAGGTTCTTTTTTCCGAGTAAGCCAAAAGTATTCTGTAGAATCCATTATTCTTACCCATAAAAAAACCGCCCTAAGGCGGTGGCTAAACTCACAGGCAATATAGTATTACTTCTTAAAAGTTGCCTTATAAAGCTTTGAATTAAAGTAATCCGTAATTTCTTTACCTTCGGTTTGAATTTTTTCCTCATTTAAAGGTAAAAAATCTAATTCAGATTTCAAGGTCATATACTCTGGAATAAATTTCTTTATAGGCGGAGGTGGTTTAGGTCCACCTTCTGTAATTTTTTCGATAAATCCAGCTAACCATAAAATATACTCACCTTCTGAATTATGAGGAGGAATCAAACTCACATCTATTTTTACTTTACATTCATCTAATTGTTTACTAAACAATTCAACAAAATCAATAAAATTATATTTTAATTTAAATTCTGTTCCCTCAATTTCTCTGCGTATACATGTCATAAGTAAGTTCATATTTTCAATACAGTCATGTGAAAACAATTCCTCATCTTTAATTTTGTTATAAATATTTTCCGCAAACATGAGATACTGTGGCATTTCAGCAGCTCCTCATTTTTATAAAGTATTTTCCTTAAGGTAGTCCTATTATAACAATGTTGCAACAAGAAATTTTCCATTTTTAGTTTAAGGAAATTTTAAAAATTATAAAAACGATTATATTCAATAAATTAGTACGAATAAAAGCTAGGGAAGTTTGATTTTTCTATTGAGCTTTAAAATGGATTATTGTGTTTAAATTATCAATTTAAAAAGCTTGCCTAGTAGGCAAGCTCCCCCTTTTTTGATATTTGCGCTGATCAATAAGGTTTAATGTTACTTAAAGCAACACACTGATAATACTGAAATATTTAAAAATAAAAAAGCCCACTTCCTATTTTTATTCAGAAATGGGCTTAGCGAAAAAAAACGCTTAGACCTGAAATAGGAAATATCTATTCGGAAATATCTCCAACTTCATATTGGCATAATATTTAAGCACTAGCAATAGGGATTGAATTAAAAATATCAAATATTCATATTTAAATAGATAAAGATTTCTTTTTAAATAGTTTTATTTTTAGCCTACATAATTTTTTTACTTATCAAGAGTTATAAAGAATATGTGCCCATCAATAGGTAATACTTAATAAGGTCTTATGTGTAGTAACCATTAGGCTCTAGAGAGTAAGAACTCAAACTGACTAAAAATAAAATAATTAATTTTCAATATCAATGATCATATACTGCAAAGTTAAGTATATTCCAACTTCTCCATTGTTGAGTGCCTCATATAAGTCTTCATCAACGAAATCTCCAGATTCATCATATAGCCATTTATGAATTTGAATAATTTGTATATTCCCTTTTTTGTCTATTCTTGCTATTGGGTCTATTACGGACCGAACTATCACCTTCTTCTTCGTCTCAACATCAAGCAATGTGATAATTGTCATTTTAAAATCCTTATAAATATCCTGTATAATAACTACTCTCAATCAATAAAGATTTTTATATTTAAATTACTTAATTAGCAATCTTTTCAAACTAAAAAATAAATAAAAAACACTTTAATAGTGTGTGCCTATTAGAAAAGATACCTTAAATATTCTACTAGCAATAAAAAACCGCTTTAAGGGCTGTTCATCTAAAATTCACAGGTACTTAATGAAGTTTTTTTTGTCTTTGCATCTTTCTGGGCTCACAAATTTTTCCAATAAAGTTAGTTAACCACAAAATACTTTCTTCACGATCTTCAAAATGAGGTATAAGGCTTAAATCTACTTTTATTTTGCGATCAGCTAAAGGCAAACTTAAACAATGTTCAAAGTCTATTGAGCTGTACTTCAATTTGAGTCTTTTTTCTGCAGCTTGATTCTTTATCTCAGCCATTATGCGATTGAGATTAACAATCAAATTATTTGAAATTTTATTATTTTCATATACCCGTTCGTAAACTGTCTCAGCTACATCAATGTAATTTATTAGCTCTACATTCTTATTCATGACATTTGTACTCCGTTTTTTATAATTATCCGTCTAAAATAATGTTTATTTGAGTTACTAAATTCATCACGTACGTAAATATTGTTAAAGTTTTATCACTTATTTTTAATTTAAATATTTGAAATTATTTAATAATTTAATAATTTTATAATTTACTAATATTTATATACATCTTTGTTCTTAACACCCCTTTTTTTCTATCACTTGCCCATTGAGTTCACCACCCACACAGATATTCATTATAAGTACCAGTTTTTAATCAGACTGGACTATAGCACGAAAGACAACCGCCCGAAAAAGGAAGAAAATTTCTTAAACTATTTAGATAGCATATATGTCTGATTTTACTTGATCCCATAAATCAAGTATTTCATCTCTCATTTCGATTGGTTGTTTTCCAGAAATTATATAAAACGTTTTCACTTCTCCTTGGAAGCTTACTTGGGTTCTAAAGTATGACTCTGTTGGCCTTTGCATACCTGTTCTTGGTCCATACTGCTTTGGAATACTTTCCAACTTCAAATCTGACTCGTCTTTCGACAAGAATTGTCCATGATGGCGACCACCAATAAATAAAGTCATACTTTCACCTAAAAATAATTAATATTTACCAACATACTAAACATAAAATAAAAAATCAAATTATTTTTATTTTTCAAATACTTAGTTCTCAATAGTAAATTATTTACTACCGAGAACTAAATCATCAAATTAATTAAAGAAAAAACCCCGCCAATAATTGATATTTAGCGGGGCTTTACATGCCGTAATACGTCCGGCAAGAAAAACATAAACATTAAAAAACCCGCTTCTAAAAAGAAACAGGTCAAAAAACAAAAAACTTTCAGCGCAGTATTTGTGACATATCATACAAGTTAGAAGATGTATTTACAATATACTTTAAGCTTAATTTTTTGATGCTCTCAAAATATCCAAAACTCGCTTTGACATTTCATGCAAGTTGGACCCTATTGGTAGCCAAAAATGATAATTAATGTTGTCACGGTTAAAAACTTGCTTGTAGTACTCAGTTTTAAAAGATGGGTCGATATCAGAAGCTTTTAGTAATCTGCCTTCTTTCTCTATCTTTTGCCCATCTAGTTCACCACCAACACAGATATTCATTTTAAGTACCAAATTCTAATTAGACTGGACTATAGCATAAATATAAACATGCTTAAGTGGGCATTCTTAAACGCTTAACATTTAGACAAGCATTCAATTTAGATGATTTATAATGTAACGACCATGTATTTAGGATGAAGACAGCTAATGTGTGGTGTAAATCTAACCATTAAATCAAAGGAACATTACTTAATGCAAAGAAAAGGGGCGCTTTTAACGATTGTACTGGTGGCGCTTGGTGCCCACCACCAGTACAACACAATATCAACTCTACAATTAATTAATATGGAGGTGACACAAACAAATAACTATCATTTCTAATAGAATTTCAGGTGGCGATGTTTGGCGACGAGCCACCTGATTTAATTTTAAATCATAATTGAAATCTAGCAAGTATAAAAACAAAAAGCCCATCAAACGATGAGCTTTAGATCAGTGAATTACTTATACTTCGTCCACTATATCAAAAATATGCCATAAAGCGTCTAGACAGTCAACAAGTCTAAATTATGCTTTTCTACTAATTGAGAAGCTTTTAAACGTTCAACGATTTTAATCATTAGATCATTGGCAGTTATAACGTCGATTCCTTCAAATGCTTTTAGTGTTAATTGCAATTTATTATTAATTACATTTGTAATTATTGATATTTTACCAAAATAATCAGGGTAGTATTTCAAAGTTTCATTAACTTTCTCCCGACTAACGCCTTCATATAGTTTTACAGTGTATGTTTTCATTTGAACCTCCATTTTGTCTTAATCTTTTATCATGACCTAATAAATAAAATCTAGCGCAACTCACCATAATTGCGACCTGAGCTTTAGATTGGTTTGTTTCTTGAGCAACCTTCAACAATCCTTTATTTTCAACCTTATTTTTAATTAAACAAATTAATGCAAACTTAGTTGTAAAATCTGTTTTATCAGAATTTAATAGACTTCGTAAAAGTGCTTGAATTTGATCCGCCTCATAATCACTGATCTCACATCGAATATAAGATTTACTTTTTTGTACTTCTTTGCCAGCTTCACGCATCAACCAGTAAATTTGATTGATATGAAGCCCATCTGGCAAATCACCCCCTTTCATTCTAACTGTTTCACACCATGCGCCAAACTGCTCTAACCAACCGTCAATAGTATATTTAGACCAATCCATTTGTTGTGTTTTTAAAACTGCACTCATTTTTCACCTACCAATTGCTCAATTTGTTTAATCGCCACGCCTGCTTTCACTTGCTCTGTGCTGAACCGTAAAACTGTAAAACCCATCATTGCTGTGGAGTTGTATTTCTCCATATCCCCTATATAGCCTTTGCCCCTTGTATGACGGCCTCCACTCCAGATCCCGCCTTCCACCTCAATCAAAATCTTTGTACCCGTTATTAAAAAATCTGCTCTCCATTTACGTTCAGGATGGAATTTATATTCCTGTTCAAAACTGATCTTGCATGCTTTTAAATGTGTTGCTAATACCGTCTCGCCTTCACTCGGCTGTCTTGTACCTTGCTTTGCTGAACGGCGCTTTTTATTTTTCTGAATAGGAAATAATTCACGATATTCAGCAAGGCTCATTGATGACATTAAGCACCGCCCTTTAATAAGTGATCTAATTGATTAGCAATGCCGTTATAAACACGTGATTTATCTAGGTCACCCAAAAGCGTTAATGCATGGGCATCGTTTATAAATTTATCTCTTAACTTTGTTAAACCAGCTTTTAACTTGATTAAAGGATCTATCTCATTTCCATTAACTGCTTCGTGGTCTGCTATAGCCTCCTGAACTCTTTTTATATGAACAACAAAATCTTTATTACCTATTAAAAATTTGATCATTTTGAAATCATTGAAATCAGCAATAAATACTTTGCCTTTAGCAACTTCAACTCCACCAATTTGCTCTATTAGTTCCAACGATTGAACCAATTTTTTAAGGTCTAAAATCTTTGGGGTTACAACACCACCTACTTCAGCAGATCCAATAACAAATCGAGCCTTTTCGATTCCATATTCCTTCATAAACTCAACTGCATTCATACATTCGCCCCATCAATTAGCTGAAGAATATTTCTAGGGATTGGCATACCCTCCCGACGGCACATCTCTGCGTATTCGTGTGGATTATCGAAAGGATCAGGGCCCAACTCTTTTATAAGCTCAGGCTCTTTTTCTTTTGCCTCAAGTTTTTGAACTGGTGCAGGTTTACGACCATTGATTTTTAATCTTTCCATCAATGATTTGAGATGCTTTTGAGCCTCGTCATTGCTCACAGGAACGTGTTTAGGTTCTTTGTGTTCTAGTTGTAGCGGTGGAGCGTAAAACTCTTGCTGACGACCTTTCAATTGAGCTTTAGCCACCATCACGTTGTAGGTTCCGAAGAAATTATCTTGAGCTGCTCGCATTTGGCCGGCTTCGATCAAATACATCACTTCGTCTAATGCATATTTTGTAATTTGTGTAATAACCACGGTACTGTCAGTCGTAAACTTACATGCACGTGACCAAGCTTCCTCTGGAGACATCCAACTTTCACCAATACACCAGGTGCGAAACTCGGCAAATGACGGCATAAAACGTCCACCTGCTGTAAGTAATCGAGCAAGTGCGTTGTTAAATTGGTTTTGTTGAACGCCAACCAGTGTTTTAAGTGCGATTTGCTCAACCACTGACAGAGGAATTGCACTTTCGCCTGTTGCTGGAAATTGCTTATTGAACTGAGCAGCGTAAACAGTGCGAAGAGAAGCGATTAATTGACGCACTTCGTTCAAGGTAATCTCATGCATGACCTACCTCCTCACTCACTAGAAACTTTTTTGCTGGGGTTACATCCACGATTTGAGATTCGCTCTGTTCTTCAAAAAGATTAGCGAAGTAACCCGACTCTTGTGGTTTTTGACCAGCTGAATTGATTTGCTCTTGTTTCTTGCGGTTAGCAGCAACTTGTTTCTCGTTGTTTTGAACCCAAGAGAACCACTTAACCAACCAGATGCTTGGTGTATTCAATGAACTAGATTCGTTTGCAAAGTACCAGTCACCGAAATTTTGAATCATGGTTCTCAAGTCGATTTCAGGTACAGAAACAAATCTTTGTTGAGCAAGTGAGATGAAATCGTATTGAAACTCGCTGTATTCAGAAATGAATTCACGCATTGAGTAACGCTTGTGATCATCGATCTGATACTGAGCAAATTGGATTGGTGTAAATTGCGAATTTTCTTCACGCGCATTACTACTACTATCTATATATTGGTTATCGGTTAACGGTTTATGGTTAAGGTTTTTTTTGCTTTCACTTTCAGAACCCAAAATTAACCCACTGGGTTTTTGTGGGTTTTCAGAATTAACCGAGTCGCCTTCACTTTGGTTTTCTTTTGGTTTTTCCTTACGTGGACGCCCACCTTTCTTACCATTTTCACGATTTTTATCCCCTACTTTTTGATAAGCGGCGATTTCTGAATCACAACGTTTGTTGTGAAACCCGTCTTCCTCTTCCACAAAAAACTCTTGCAGCACAATTAATACTGCATCCCTTTCTTCTTGGGTATTTGCACGTAACCGACGAAAAACCGACTGGGTTTCTTTGGGTAATGGTTTTTCATTCAAATAATAGAAATCGAGAGCACGGCGATAAAAGCACTCTTCAACTGGGCTAAGGTGCGCTGTAGCAACCATAAAGTCGCTGATATGGTGGAGATATTTATACATCAGTGACTGCTCCTAATTTTACAAGACCGCGCATTTCCAACTGACGAATAATTCTTGGAGGAATAAATTCGTTGTTGATTTTGTAGCGAATACGAGACTTTTCTTTCACCTGAATTAGTTTGTGCCCATCCTCCATGAGACGGCGAACTGCTATAGCCTGCCCCCCCCATATGGGTTAATTCTTCAAGTTGATAAAATCTTTCCTGAGCCTCAATTGCGGCATTCATAACTGAAAGTGGCATAGCTGCTAATTCTTTAGCCGAATAGATCTTTACTGGTTGTTCCAGTGGAATTACCACCTCAAGCGGTGTGGTAGAAACGGAAATATCCTGTTTTCTTTTTGCTGCATATCTCACTTTTCACCATCCTTTGGCTTAACATAACCTCCAAAAGAATCAATCAAACACGCCTTGGTTAAGCTGGTTACAATCTGCTGTGCTAACCACTGCGTTATGCGAAATTGACGAGCCATAGCCTCTGAAAATTCAACTTTGGTTACCGCTGCATTATTTTCGTCATAACCTTTGTTGCGTAAATTTTGCTTTTTCACCTCAAACAGGTGCACAAGTACTCGCAATGCAGGTTCATAAAAAGATTGGATTTCACTTTGCTGACGAGAAACTTTGATTTGCTGTGTAAAGCTGTTCATGACACCTCCGCTAATGCTTGCTCAGCGCTTGTTAGTCGGCGTTTGGCGTTAAGTTCAGCAACTGTTGCTGTTCGTATTTCTTTTGATGAAACCAGAAACAAATGATTTTGTGATTTGATAGTCCATAAACTAGTCAGGGTTTTATTTTTGACTTCAAACAAATCATTTGATTTAAAACTTCGACACTCTTTAGTAAGTACTACAACGTCACCCACTAAAAATTCTGGCTGGTTGCGTTCGGTTGTTTGATTTGATAAATTAGTTTTATTCATTTGATTCATCTCGACTGAATGCCTATAAACCACTCCTGTTTGCGCAGGTAGTGGTTTTTTAATATCCAAGTTTTTCCTTTTGACCACTGATTTCGTCATGAAATAGGTCATCAACTGTTTCTATACGGTTCATCCAACTTTTAGACATGACTAAAAGTGCAGCAACACGTTCCTTATCAATGCTCTGGTAATCTTTAGGAACGACTTTTAATCCAAGCAAACTCAATAGCTCGCAAAACATTTCAATCTCATTCAAACCATTGTTTTTCTTGTCTGTTTTAAGCCGAGTAATAGTGCTTGGATCAACCTTTAAATGTTCAGCAATCTCTTTTTGATTGCTTATATCAAGGCCATGCAATATGCGGGATACGCCATTTCTGGCACTTGCAGAAATATCAACTGATAATTTGCTCATCTTGTTACCTAAGCCACTTGTTTGGTTTTGCAATGCTTTTTCCAAAGCTTTTGTAATTTGGTTGCAATTTCATGCGATAAGCGTTTACCACATACCCCGCGCTCTAAATCACTAACGTAATTCTGTGAGCACCCGATCTCGGTACCAATTTGAGTTTGTGTTAAGCCCTTTTCACGCAAATCTGAAATCATGTTTGGCCATTGATTCATGCGAAGCTCCTATATTTTTAGGTGAATATATAGGTTTTCCGATATTTTAACAATAGCCAAAGCGATACTAATTTGTATCAGAATTCCGATATACGTATTTAAGGAAATACATATGGCTACTTTGGGTGAAAACTTAAAAGCAATACGAAAAGCAAAAAAGATGACTCAAAAAGAGTTAGCTCAGAAATCTGGTGTAAAACAATCTGTAATTTCTGATCTTGAAACAGGAAATGCCAAGTCGACAGGTTCAATACTTGAATTAGCAAATGCCCTTGGGGTTACAGCTGAAGAATTAAAAAAAGGTGTAGTTGGGGAACTTATTACCACCAACGTTGTGCCAGTTCAAGCTCGAATGGCACCCGTTTTATCTTGGGTACAAGCAGGTAATTTTACTAATGTTGAATCAGTAGATATGTCTCAAGTTACGGAATGGTTCCCTCTCCCAGATGATTGCGAAAAATGTTTTTATTTAAAAGTACGTGGCGTAAGTAATGAACCCGATTTTGTAGAAGGTGATTATATTGTTGTAGATCCGACAGTATATTATTCAGATATGCAATCTGGAGATATCATTGTCGTCCGTAAAGACAAAGATGCTACTTTCAAAAAACTGGTTATTGAATCTGATGGAACTAGGTATCTAAAAGCGATTAACCCAAATTTTCATCCCAATATCATTCCAATTGACGAAGATTGCTATTTTATTGGTCAAGTAATAGATTCATTGAGATATACATACCGTGGAAAACGAAGAGTAAGAAAGAGTTAAGATGAAAGTTTTTAAAATAATTTTGTTATTGCCAGTCTTAGTTTTAACTGGATGTTCAGACACTATTAGCCGAGCTGAACATGATGCTATCGTGTATGAGAAAGATCAGAAAATTGCTGAATTAGAAGAGCATATTGCTGAGTTAGAAGCTAAACTAGAGGAAGTAAACAATCAATTTGAGCGCTTTGAAAATGAAAATTGGCGTGACGTCGTTCCAGATGTGGATAATGCTCTTGATGACTTAAATAGTGAAGTTGAAAATAATCCTTCATCAAACTACTAACAGTGCTAGACCATAAATATCAATTAAATAATTTTAATTAATCCCCCCTTGTTAAAGTGATTTTTGTGTTTCAAAAGATCAATATCGGAATACCAGTAAAAATATCGGAATAACTATTGACTACAAATATCGGAAATGCGATATTTGTCTCGTAGACAACAAAAAAGCACACCGCCCCTCCCCAGGTCCGATGTGCTTTTGCAAAACTGCGAGATCAATTATGAACGTAAAAGTTAACTCATTCAACTCATTTGCATTTGTCAGCATGGCTGCTCTTGCAATCTCTGGTGGTTCTTTAGTTGCTTGCCAGCTACAACCAGCTTTCCAAACAAAAGACGCACCTACTCTTTTTACCCCTAAGACTCAACCAAGTACTTACGGTGTTTTAACCGCAAAAATCACAGGTAAACATTCTGGCGTTGCCGTCATCAAATTAGATAGCTTCCGTTTAAACGTTAGCTTTGATTTTGAAGCTCATCCAGACAGTTACGGCGTTCCGGGTTCTGAATTTACCGCTGTTGATATTACTCAACTCACTGTAAATGAAATCACTGATGTTAATGGTAAGTCATATAACGATTTCACCGAATTTGAAGACATCCGAAACATCAATGGCCTTCTAAAAGGCTTCATCGAACGTAACAAGTTGGTGGAGGCTTAAAGATGACTAATTTCAAAAAGCATCCTGACGGCTACAAGTCATATTTGGGCCGTGATGATAAAGGGCTTTATTCCGTACGTATTAAGTGGGCTACCTATGCTGCAAACGCTAACGGCTCAGTACTTTACGAAATTAAAGATGGCGTTAAAAAGCCACTTAATGTTGAGCAATTTAAAGCTAAGGAACCAAAGATTTTCGCTTCTCTTATGCAAGAAATCGACTTTCAACGTAGAAAGCAGCTCGCAATAAAGCTACGTGAAACAAATATCCCTACTTATGACCGCAAAGCATATAAGCAAAAACGCGGCTTCACCGGCTCTAGATGAGGATAAGAAAAATGACAACTGAAAACTCAAAAGACAACTTACATATCTGGAATGCAGTTAAGCAAACGCCTACCAATTTTCTTAAAAAAATTGAGTTTGGTTATTTAAAAGGTAAATCAGATATTAACCCTCAATGGCGATTAATGGCTATGACTCAGGCCTTTGGACCTGTTGGTCATGGCTGGACTTATAGACATGTGCGTTTGTGGTCTGAAACCGCGCCAGATGGAACCATTATGGCTTTTGCTGAAGTAGCAGTAAAAACCAAGATTGATGGTGTTTGGGGTGAGGAATTTTTCGGCAACGGCGGTTCAGCAATTGTTGAAGTTCAAAAAGGAAAATTAGTAGCGATTGATGAAGGTTATAAAAAGGCCGTTACTGATGCTCTAGGTGTAGCGTTTAAAGCTATTGGCGTGGCCGCTGATGTTTACCTCGGTAATTTTGATGGAAGTAAATATCTATTCAACTATGACTATGCCTATCTAGAGCAAAATGCCTCTAATCCAGCAGGTCAAAATACAAATCAGAATAATCAGACAACCGGTCAGGGTGGTAACCAGAAACCACCTCGTACTCAGGACCAACTTTATCAAGATGCCCTGAAAGCAATTAAAGATGCACCTGACACAAACATCTTAAATGCTGCGATTAAGAAGTTTAAAGGCACTACTTACGAGGCTGGTATCAATAGAGCATGCCAAGCACGTGCCGATCAGATGGGTTGGGCGCCTAAAAACAATCCTCAGCAAGTTCAACAACAGTCGTTACATCACTAAAAGGAGAGCTATTTATGTCTAACTTACTAACTGCAGCTGAAGCATTTGCAGCTCTTCAAAACGGTAAAACTGTTCTATGTCGTCCAGCCGGAGACATGTTGGACTTTGCCGATTTAGATCAATTCCCCGCTTCTGTTTTTGGCAAACCGGGTTTTGAATTCTGCATCAAAATCGAAACTATTGAACTGGCTGGCATTACATTCACAAAGCCATTAACTATTGATGAGTATAAAGACGGTCAGGAAGTTTTTGTAATCAGTACATATTCACCTACGGTCTATGTTTTAGATTTCAAAACTAACGCATTAATTGATTCTATTAACAGTGGCTTCGTTCAACGTGATGCAGAAAACGCCAAGCTTCAATTAAAAGCACTGTCCAAAGCGTTAGGTTTTGAAGTTAATGATGACTTAAGTGTTATTCGTCTTGGTGAGGAACCTAAAAAACAGAGAGGCAAAAAATCAAAAGCTGAAAAGCCTAGTGAAGTTATTTCTGCAGAAACTCAACCAACAATTGTTATTACCGAACAAACAAATGTCACCACATCTGAAGATCTGTTAGTTCCAGAAACTAACGAGCCTAAAGTAGATCCTGAATATCAGAAGGCATTAGATGCTCTTCTTCAGCGTGTAAAAGAATCAAAAACACCAGCTGAGGTAAATGCTGTTTATCGATACACCCGTACATGGTCAGATAAACAAATGGAGCCTTTGCTGCTAGCAACTCACAAACGTCTTGAAGAGCTTGAAAAATCTAAGTCGCAAGCAAATGAACCACCTTCGCTAATGGTCCAGATCCAAAACGCGCCCGACCTAACGACATTGGATGCTTTGGAAATAGATGTAGCTGCACGAGATCCACAAATTCAACCAAAGCTTATGGGGTATGTGAAAAAACGCCGCTTTGAATTAGAGAACCCTACATCTACGCCACTTCAAGAGGCTGAGCCTGATTATTTATTAGGAGACGGTTTCTAATATGAAAGATCAGTACAAGAAAGTGAGCCAAAAACACATGCTTGGTTTTATGTACTACTTGCAATTGCTGGGCTACGTAATAGTCCGGCAAGGCATTGATCAAGCAATGTTTCTAACCAAGCATTATGCGGTACCAGTCGCTTGGCGCCGCATAACGATCGACTACAACAACCGTTTAAATAAACCAGCACAACAACTTTATAAAGAGTTTGTTGAGTGGACTAAAGAAGAATATTTGAGGGCTTAGCGATGTTTAATGAAGATGAAGAAAAATTGGCTCATGAAAATTGGTACAAGAATAATGACCCAATTGCGTACAAGTTTTATAGAGATCTTAGTCCTGAATTTGAAACAGATTTTTATACAAGTGAAACGGCATGGTTAGCAAGAGCCAAAGCTCAGGCGGTACGACCGCAAAAATACTTTAGCCATGATTTTAACGGCGATGGCTTTAAATATCACGACTCTTTAGACGAAGCTCAAAAAGAAGCTGAGGCTAGTCTTGATTGGTATAGAGATAAAGTCGCAGATGGCCATCATGTTGCTGAAGATGGTGAATTTTATGAACTTTGCTATGGGGTTGTTATCGCATCAGCTGGGTATACAGTTGATGAAGTTGTTACCGAAGAACACCACAAAAAGGATGAGTTTACAAAATATGAAGTAGGAACGGAAATCTTAAGACTTCACTTTAATAAATGTAATAGCGAATCGGGAGCTGAAGGATGAGTGAATCAACTTTATGGGCAGTTGCAATGCGACCTGAAGGTTACAGCCCTTTCAGACAAACACCAGCAGCTTCTAAAGAGATAGCTGAGAGAGCTGTTGAGCGTTATAGAAAAATGCATGAAAAGGAAGGCAACAACTTTTTCTTAGAAATCTTCGATGATGTTATTAAAGTCCAGAAATGGCACGGTTCCCGCAAAGATCATATTAAAAATCTATTTTATGTAGAGAGTTGGTTTAGTGAACCTATGTACCAATGCTTTGATTTGAAGACAGCTGAACGTGTTTTTAAATTTGATGAAATAGTAATTTGCTACAAGAAAGGTTCTGCCCCTCTTGTAACCAAAAGCTTTGATGAAGCAAAACTATTTTATGGATCTAGTGAGACGGGTTTTAAATATCAGATCCAGCCAATAGAACTACCTGAAAATCTTTTTAATTGGTTTCATCCAGATATTGAATTGTTTGACACCATTGAAGAAGGAGCAGAAGCCTATACAAGAGAACAATGGGAACAACTCCAGAAAAATCTTAAGGTCAAAATTGAAACTCAACTATTGGATTACGATGAAATTCCAAATGTTTCAGAAGATGCTGTAGTTTGGCCAAACTGGAAGCCAGAACCACCTGAACAAGGACTCTTTTTAATTGCAGCATTTGATTCAGAAGATGGCCCTGTACTTTGGTGGGCAAATCCTAAAGCGGAAAGTAAGGAGAAATAAATGTCACGTTTAACAAAATTAGATCGTATGACACATGCAGAAAAAGAGGCTGCAAAAAAAGAATTTTGGGAAGCTGCTGATAATCAGACCTTCCCACCTGAAACGATTGCAATCGTAATGCATGTATCATTACCATGGTTACAGAAGAAAAGATGTGAAGGTGGTGGCATTCCATTCTCTAAACCTCATAAGCGGCAAGTAAACTATATGAAGTCGGATGTTTTGGCTTATATTGAACAAAACAAAATGGCACACACAGCATAAGCGGCTAAGTGCCGCTTTTTTAATCACTTAAAATAGACCTTTAATAGACTTAAACCTGAAAAATAGACCGTATTTTTGAAAATAGACCATTAATAGACTATTTTTGTATTGCTAAAGATTGTGTAATATTGCATTGTATTGTTTTAATATAAATAACTAAAAATATTGATTTTTTAATATCGCTAGGTATTGCTTAATATTGCATTGTATTGTTAGAATCATTAAAACCCCGCTGAACTTTAGGGTTCAAGGGTAACGACATGCAGCGGCATCTTCGGAGCATTTATTTTTAAATAAATACCTATAAATTCAAATTTTATTTTCAAATTAAAACACCTAGACAGACCTGTCAGTATATTTTTTTATTCTCTTAACTAATTAGTTGTTCTTAAAAATTAAATACTTATTATTTTTTAATTATTATTGATTTCTACGTAAACATTCCTCATACCATCCTGCTTGAAAATCTTCAATTGCTTGGCGTTTAAAGAAACTTGTCTTAAATACTTTGGCAGCATAAGCTGAGCTAATTAAGTCTTGATAAAGCTGCTTGGCTTCTTCATCTGCTAACCCATCGGCAATTTTTTGTAAATCTTGTGCTGGTACTTTTTGCTGTCGTGCTTCCATCACGTTATAAGCAACCTTTTTTACGATATTACAAATATCTGGGTCAGCTGTACTTTCATTAGCATAGCAACCGGTGGCAATAAAACTTAATAATAATATTTTAAATTTCAT